ATTCCTTCTTCTAGTACCGCTACCTTGTGAGCATTGGCACTGCCCTGATAAACGGCATTCCAGGAATCCCGGACTTTCGATGGGTCCTTGAGGACGCCAGGATGCTCCAGCACACCGCTGGGACTCGCGCCATTGGCGAAGAAGGACGCGCCGTATTCCTCGCAGGCCATCGTCATACCCACAGCATTTCGCGCCATGGCAATCGGCGAATAGCCGACCAGCCCGTCAAAACCAAGGCCCGGAATGTGCAGCACCTCATCCTTCCGCAGCGGCACCTGCCCATACGGCCGAACCGCCGGATTCTCGTCGGTGGTCTTGGTGTAGATATAGTAGATCTGGCCATTCTCATCGCGACAGACGCTCATCTTGTCCGGCCGCAAGGGATACAGCCCCTGCACGCGCCCCAGCCGGTCACGGATGATCTGGGCGTAGGCATTGCCCCAGATCAAGAGATGACTCATCAACGTTTCGCGAAAGATGAAGGATGTCATCTCGGGATTCGGCTCGTCGTGCAGCAGATGATAGAGCGGATGATCATAGACCCGCTCCTTGCCGCCCGGCGTGTAGCGGTAAAGCTGCAGCGGCAGAGCTGCCAGTGTTTCCGACAAGATGCGGACGCAGGCATAAACCGCCGTGGTCTGCATGGCCGTGAATTCATTTACTGACTTGCCGCTCGTCGATGGCCCGAACAGAAAGCGGAAATCCGTGCCGATATAATAGTCCTTCGGTTTGTCTCGCGTCCGGAATAGACTGAATAGAAAGGGAATATGCATAAAAGCCTCCTTGACAAGTCTGAAAAATTTTTTTATATTGAAAGTACATCTTATTGAGATGTATTTGGGTTCCCTTTGAGAACATATTATTTTATAGGCTCCCTATGTGAGCAGAAAGGAAAATCATGAATATTTTAAATTTGACTCCTCACGATGTTAACATTCTGAAAGAAGAATGTACCGTCCAGCAACGTTCCGGTAAAATTCTTTTACGACCAGGCTGTTCTTTTCAAGATGCGCTGATAATCTCTGTTAAGCCTGAACCAAAACCTCTGACTGTCACCCCTGATGGCGGTATTGATTTAGTTTGCGACAGGTTGCCTTTCTATTCTTCTATTTCTAGGGCGCAGGATAATTATGGATTCAGTGCTTCTTTGCTAAATAACACTCCTGGAAGCTGTTCTTTTTTGTTTAATACGCAATTTGAGATGGCGGATGTAATTATTGTTAATCAACGTTGTGCAAACTATATCAACGCAAAAATCCCGTTCATACAGTTTGGTCAACAAGACGAAACGCACAGATTAATTTTGCTTGATAAGTTCTATATTCCAGTCAATTTGGTGTATCCTAATCGTAGGCCAGATAGCGCTAGCCAAGGTTTTACTGGACACAAACCAATTGGAGCTTTAGGCTTACAAAAAGTTGGTGGTTACTTGAACTTAAACTTTTATGCCGCAGCGATAAAAATGAATTTGACTGTGTCTATTCCTGGATTATGCTGTGCAGCTGTTGCTTATACCAGTCTGCCTGCTCCGCTACGGTCTAACGAATATGACTTACAAATAGTTAATAGCTATTTGATTAACCATGGGTATAGTCCCTATCAATAATTATTTCTCTGTCTATAGCAGCTTGAATCTATCGAGACTGATGCAAAACGCATCAGTCTTTTTGATTAAAATGAAAGAACGCCACGCTCATCATAAATGCTGCCACTCCCCAGCCCATTGCGGATGCTTCGGTCCAGTGCCATGATGGACGCCACAATACCGTCGATCTTCTCGACGGATTTTTCTTTGTCTGGCTTGATGTTCCCCGCAGGGTCCTGCCGCATGACGACGTTGCCCGCCATCCATTTGAGAACAGGATTGCCGCCATGGATGATGTTCCCTTCCATCAGCAGCTTGAACAGTTCCTTCGACGGCGGCGACATATCCTTGAAGCCCTGGCCGAAGGGAACCATGGTAAAGCCCATGTCCTCGAGATTCTGCACCATCTGGGTGGCGTTCCAGCGGTCATAGGCGATTTCCCGGATGTTGTAGGTTTCGCCCAGATGCTCGATGAACTTCTCGATGAAACCGTAATGTATGACGTTTCCCTCGGTCGTCTGGATAAATCCCTGTTTCTGCCAGACATCGTAAAGCACATGATCGCGCCGGCAGCGCAGCTCCAGCGTATCTTCCGGCAGCCAGAAGAACGGCAGCAGGATATATTTCTCCTCGTCCGTCCGTGGCGGGAAGGCCAGCACCAGTGCCGTGATATCTGATGTGCTGGAGAGATCAAGTCCGCCATAACACATCCTTCCCCACAGGGCATTGCAGTCAATGGGGAGATTTCCCTTGTCATAGACCTGCTCTGGAATCCAGCGGATGCTGGCCGAGGTCCAGATGTTCAGACGGAGCTGCTTGAAGACGTTCTCCTCGGCGGGATTCTCGATGGCGTTCTGATAGGCTTCGCGGACACGGTCAATCTGGATGGTGTGCCCGAGTGACGGATTGGCCTTGTACCAGCTCGCCTCATCCGTCCAGTCGGCTTCGTCTTCGAGTCCGTACACGACTGGATAGAAGGTATAGTCCTTCTTGCGCCCCGCCATCAGGTCAAGGGCCTTGGTGTGCAGCTCGTAGCAGATGCTGTTCTTATCGTTGCCCGCCGTCGTGATGATGAAGAACAGCGGCTGCTCACGGGCATCGCCGGAGCCTTTCGTCAATACATCGTAGAGCTTGCGGTTCGGCTGGGCATGGATTTCATCGAACACCAGCCCCGACACGTTCAGGCCGTGCTTGGTGCCGGTCTCGGCGGACAGCACCTGATAGAAGCCTGCGTTGCGGTAGTTGATGATGCGCTTGCCCGCCGTTCGGATCTTGGAGCGGCGCATGAGCGCGGGACTCATCTCGACCATCTGTCGGGCAACGTCAAAGACGATGGACGCCTGATTGCGGTCGCAGGCCGCGCCGTAGACCTCGGCGCTTGGCTCATTGTCGGCATACAGGAGGTAGAGGGCAATGGCCGCAGCCAGTTCGCTCTTGCCGTTCTTCTTTGGAATCTCTATATAAGCCGTCAGGAACTGCCGCTTCCCGTTTTCCTTGACGATGCCGAAAAGATCACGCACAATCTGTTCCTGCCATGGCAGAAGCAGGAACGGCTGCCCGGCCCATTTGCCTTTTGTGTGACAGAGATTTTCGATGAAAGCAACCGCCCGGTCGGCTTTGTCTTTGTCGTAATGCGACTCTGGAAGCATGAAAGCTGACGGCTTATATACAAACGCCAAAATGCTCACCCCCTTAATATCTGTTCCATTTCATCCACGGTATCGTTGCCCGTTTCCTCGCCAATCATGCGGCTCCTTGCCGACGGCGTCAGGCCGAACTGCTCACAGAACTTCAACATGATTTTGAGATTCGTCTGCGCGATGGACACCTGCGGCACCTGCTGCAGGTAGCCGTTCGGCGTCCGCACCATGTCGCCGTGCTGGGTAATGAACTCCTCGGCGCCTTTCCAGCGGGCGTAGGCTTGGCAGTAACCGGCAAAGGCCGCGCGGTCAATCTCCGTCAGCATCCCCATCTCCGCGAGGACTTTCCCGAGCCGCTTCCATTCCTTCTTGGCGTCGTCTTCCAGCCATTCCGGACAGCGCGGCAGCTTGCCCTTGGGCATCGGCTCTTTCTTATTGAGGGGCCGGTGGCCGGGATTGCCTTCCAGCACCTTGAGCGCAGTCGGTTTCGGTTTTCTTCCACGTACAGCCAAGCCTCTCACCTCCCCAATAAAAAAAGCCCCTCTGGGCTGTACGACAGAGAAAGCCGGCTTGCGGCTTCCTCATTTGTTCTGTTTTGCGGATTTCCGTTGGTCTTATTTCCGCAGGATGTCAAGGACCCAGTCGGCTTCCGGATGGTACTTGCCGGTGGCCTTCTCCAGCACCCTGCTGTCTTCGCCGATAAGGTGCAGGCCCTTGCCGACCTTGATGAAGCAGGCATCTTCGAAGCCTTCCCAGTCGGTCCGGTAAACGCGTGCCGTGCGGCTCTCGCCGTCGTAGCTCTTGCCATCCCAGCCGTTGAAGGTGAAGGTTACCTTTTCCTTGGTGACGTGGAAGTGTGCTTCAAAGTCCTCTCTCGTGATGGCGGTGCCAAATTCTCTGAGTTCGAAGTGGCTGCGGAATTCGGAAATGCTTTTCATGATGTGTTCCTCGCTTTCTTATGCGTCCCTAGTGTCTTCCCTTTCGGTATGTATATATATCACTCTAAACGCATAATATAGCAAGTCATTTTTGATGGATTATTTGAGAATTTTCCATTCATCGACGCCCGCTACCAGACCGAGCGTGCAGCCCGTATCCCATGCAACGTGGATAATTCCCAGGTCATCGATGTACTGCACCGTGCCTTCCGTCCCCCGTGCCGGCGCCTGCGGGTCATCCATATACAGGAGCTTCACCCGCATCCCTGCCATCCGCTCCTTGCTGATAGCCAGCGCCCGTCGCAGAATGGCAGGGTCGAATCCGAACTTCCGATAGTCCCTCGCCATCTGCTGATAGTACCAGGGGAACGGAACACCGCAGTGGCGGTCCTCATGCATGATGTACACCAGCCCTTTGACCGTCCCGCCTTCCATTTGCACCTCGATGACCTTCTTGTAGTAGAAGGCTGGATAGCCTTCGTAGCGGTCTAGCCTCTTCTCGTCGGCCTTGGAGATGGCCCAGACCGTGACGGGGACGGCGCTCCCATGCTTTGGCTCGACGGTGGCGTAGCACCCCGTCAGCGACCCCTTGAAGAGAAGCTCCCAGCCCTGGATGCTCCCCGTCCCCATGAGGACGGCGTCGCGGCAGCGGGTGGCCATCTGCCGCTCGTCCATGTTGCTCCCGTAAGCAATGTAATATCTTTTCATCTTGCTCATCCTTTCTGAAGGGAATGTCCTTCTACCACCCCAAGGGAGGCCCTGGCCTCCCTCTATGCGGTTATCGTTCCCTTCAAGCGGCGGCGTGTCTCCATGCGGCGTTGCCCGTCAGGTTCTTGAGCATGTGCTGGCGGCAGGTCTTGAACTCGTCGCCAATCAGGCCAAGGCGGAGCATCCAGCACCGGAAGGCGTATTTCTCATTGTCCGTTTCCGTCTTCCGCGCCGAGGCTTTCTTCTGCGTCAGTGCCTGATGCGTGACGGCCAGGCAAAATTGAATGTAGGCTTTGATTTCGCCGGCGTGGAGCGTGCCGTTGAAAAGGCGGAACTCGACGGTCCCTTTGGTGAAGGTGGCGTGAAGGTTCAGCCCGTGGTAGCGGCTGCTGTTGTAGTGCATGTTCCGTCCGTAGGGTGCTTCCATGTACCAAAGGTCGGCGAGGCCTTCCATCGTCGTCGGGCGCTTCTTGTTGATTTCCTTGAGGAAGCGCTCGTTGGTCTTGCGGCAGTAGCGGTGTTCGCGGTTCATGTTGATGTTGAGCGCGTGGTAGATGAGGTCTTCCTTGCTGGCGACAATGTTCACCAGGTTCCGCAGGGTCTTCGGCGTGAACCGCTCGGCGCCCACATGGATGTGGATGCCGCAGCTGCCGTTGGCGAAGGCGCCGGCCTTGCGGAGGGTGCGGATGAGTTCCTGGAGTTTCGGGATGTCGTCGTAGGAAAGGATGGGGCTGACCACCTCCGTGCGGTAGTTTGCGGAGGCTTCGAAGACGCGGCCGCCTACTTTCTTCTGCGGCTGGAGGCTGGAGTCGTTCATGGCTTTCCATGTTCTGCCCTGCTCGTCCTTCGCGGTGTAGGTATCGTAGGCGCCGCCCTCGTGGTCCTTTTCTCCTGTCCCGAAGCAGGTGGCCATCAGGCTGGCCGCCTTGCTTCTCGTGATGCCTGTCATCTCAATCTCGATGCCGAAGTGCTGTGTTTTCATAATTCTCTCTGTCCTTTCCAGATGTGCGTGTGTTCTTTCGTTACACTATATATCACTCTAAAGGCACATAATAGCAAGGGGTAATTGAGAATAATTATGAATTAATTTTCGTGCTGGCGGCGTGCTTTTACACGTTCGGCATGCTGTCTGGCTTCTTCTTCGGTGCGGAAGGCGCTCCAACCGTGAAGGTCCTTCATCAGGGCCATGCGGGATGCATGGCTGGCCCTGGTCCCCATCCCGATGCGCAGGAGCCAGCTCCTGAAGTAGTACTTCTCGTT